AGGTATTTTATAAGTCTAGCAAAAGCCTCTGCAAAATCCTCCCTACTACTCCATTCATCCAATAAAGATTCCGTATACCTGTCAAACCACCCTTTGAGCCTTCCTTTCCTATTATTGAGCTTTGTAAAGGTAACAAGCTCCTTAGAAGGGGCTAGTCCGGGCTCATGCTTCCACCATCGAAAATAAGTTTGGCCCTTGGGTTTGCCTACAGCAAATAGCTGTACATCTACTCCTTCCATGATTGTCCTGTTGTGTATGGAGCACAGAATTACTTTGCCTTTTTTAGGTTTTAAAACAATAGGAGTCCTTTTATATTGCCTAGGAATGTCACGATCACACCGTAGACACCTGTGTAAACTGCCTGTTGCGTACACCTCTACAAAATGTCCAAAGTCTGCACAGTGAGGACAATTAACTTTCAACAGCATACCCTTCACCTACTGTTTTTTATACACTTCATGCATCAACACAACGAATACATACCAAGGGAGCATGGGTTCATAACCACATTCCTTTTTATACCATTCCCATTGAGTGTTAAGTACTACTTTGTCCTCTTCAGACAAGGACTTCATACAGTCAATAAATCTGCTAGTGAGGTCATCTGCCATATCCTCTGGTATTCTAGCATAGAACATCTCGTTCATCCCCTTATGAGGCATCAGAATAGATGGCTGTCATCATAGCTGTAGGATAGTCGATGTCACCGTCTAGGGTAATGTTGGCTTCCCCATCACGATACTTAGCTATGTGCCATCTCATGATACCATCCCGTTTTTCCTCCGTTGTCTGGCACAACGCCACCATAAAGTCAGCAATATTAGCTTTATTAAAGGCTTCTGCCAAGTCACCGATTGTGATAGTCTTCTTATCAAGAGCTCCCCGGTTGGCCTGTGAAGCTGTCCATACAGGACAGTTGAATTCAGCCCCAAGATCACGCAAGTCTAGGTAGATGGACTCAAGCTCAAAGCGTTTGTCGGAGTAGCTACGTCTAGGCTGTAACAAATCCCCGTAGTCCACTATTATTACATCTGGAGTAAAGCCTTTCTCCATCTTAAGTCTGGTAAGATGAGATCGAATAGTATCCACAGAACACTCATTGGTCTTATACTTCTTGATAATAAGCTTACCCTTATGATGCTTATAAATATTTTGCAAGGCTATAAGAGTCTTATCAGGATTCTCCTTCATGTAGTCAGTATCCCGCTTTACTAAGCGGTTATCATATCTCCTTGCCACTTGCTTTTCAGGCATCTCTAGGGTGTAGTGTACCACATTATAACCCTCCATAACAGCACCAGAACCTATATTTATTAGAGCAAAAGACTTACCTCTGTTTGGAGGAGCTATAACAACGCCCAATTCCCCATCACCTAGTCCACCTTTTAGTACCTTGTCCATTCCGGACAGTCCTGTAGGAATGCGTCTTGTTCCATCTGTACCTTGTGCGTACAGTTTCATACGCTCTTCTGCTTCCTCAAAGAAGTCTACGCCAAGATCAGTCAAGTCGTCCCCTACTCTAAGGGCTTTAGTAATAAGATCGTTTATAGTCTCAAAATCACCCTTCTGTAGATGATCTACAGATTCCAGTATCGCATGACGCATAGCTGCGTCCTTACCAAACTTAACCACACTGTCCTTAATATACTCACGATCGGACAGGTCTATATCCATCATGTCAACTATGCAATCCTCATACTCATGCCTCAACTTACTTTTCTTCTCATTGTTCTGTAGGAGTCTCCTCATTTCCTCCCACAAAACCTCAATAGTAGGTGCATTGACTTCTGTTTTCTTGGACTTTGACCTACGTAATTCTGTCTCATAGAAGTCATGTAGTAATCGTGCCATGTCAATATGCACTTCTTTACGGAAATACTTAGGCTGTAGAACATCCCTGAAAGAAGCATAAAATGATCTGTCCCGAGCCATTAGGGACAATATCTTCAACTGGAACCGTTCAGAAAACTGATACACGTCTGACATACAGCCACATTCCTCCCTGTTTCACTCTCTGTGCTAATAAAAATGTGGCCTTCAAAGAATCCTCTCTCTTATATCATAAATCTATATTCCGAGGTGTGTTAAAGTGATCTTCAATTTTTAGTACACATTCTGCAATCAAAGATTGCATCGACTTCGACTTACCAATTTTAGAGAACATATCCTTATATTTTTGTACCTTGACACCTCCATCCATACTCTCCAATACTCTATGGAACCACGGAATGGACCACAAGTAGTATGGGGAGAGTTCCTGCCACGACTGGTATATTTTTAATGCTTTGTACTGGGCCTTGTCCTCAAAATTACTATTGTTGATATATAAAGACAGGGTCTCCACGGAATTCGTTATCTCTTCTATAATTTCCCTCCTTAAGGTCACTGTCTCCTTTCCTTTTTTCTTTTTGTCAGCGTTTGTGTCATATTTGTATTTCTTGACTAGATCACCCAGATAAGAGGTGAAATACCTGAGAGCTTCCACAGAATACATCATACCAGGTTGGGGGTATTTCATAGTAGAGTTCCAGTGCTTTGCACGTTCAAACTGGGCTTCTATATACAATTTTCTATCCCAGTCCTTCAACCTACATATTTCCCATACCCTTTCAAAGTGCTTCCAGTTTCTATGTCTCATAGGGTCTGTAAGAGGTAAGGAAGTATATCCTGCCATATCAGTGTAGCGAACAACAAGCATGTCAAAGTGTCTTGACATCTCTTTGATATCATCTTCCTTAGTATAGTACTGGAGTTCTTCTAGCTTCATCTTCATCTTGGTATCAAAAGGGAGTTTGATAGCTTTCCTAGATACCCGAATCGGGACTCTTTGTATCATCTCAACACCCCTAGTACAGATATTGTATCGCAGTTTCGGGCGGTTACGCCCGGTTTTTCTTATACGAAGTACGAAGTACGAAGTATAAGAAAAACTAATTATTTTTTAAGCCTTTTAAAAAGCTTTTAAAAAAGCCTTTTAAAAGACTTTTAAAGCCTTAAAAAAGCCTAGGATTGTCCTAGGCTTTGTGGGCTTTTCACATCTTCACAACCTTAAATCCCTCGGATTTGTAGGTTGTGTATCTCTCCAGAGTGTGCTCAGCTAGGTACTCATTATGGTAATCTAGTGCATCGAATATCTCTACACCACTACCATCAGCCTTCTTTCTAAGGCCCCTACCTATCCTCTGGAGCAACTGTCTCATGGATTTACCACCCGCCATTAGGAATAAGCAATTTATCCCTGAGACATCCACGCCTTCATCCAGTATAGGGGTTGAAATAAGAACTCGTATAGTTCCATCCTTGAATCCTTGCAAGGCCTCTTGTCTGAACTTAGAGCTCCTATCCCCATGTGTGAAGACTGATTCGATATCTAGCTCTTCCAGAATCCTAGCTACCTCTTCGCCGTGTGATGTCTCGTTCACAATAATCAAACACTGATTCCCTGATTCCGCTCTTTCTGCTATCAAAGTGGCGAAAACATTATTGCGAGTGTCATTGTAAACGATGCCGGCTTCATAGGCATCCCTATAGTCCCCCCAGTTGACTGGATCGCACGCAAACTCAATCATATATATGGTTGGCTCAGCTGAGAAGCCCTTTTCTATTAGAAACTTATTGGATATCTTAGTGATTATCCTACCAGTACATCCATACAGCCTTTTAACGTTAACAGGATCACTCTCATCGACTGTACCAGTAAGTCCAAACCTGTATATGCAGTTCTTCAACTTCATGAAAACATCATACCAAGTAGTAGAGGAAGCGTGGTGGACTTCATCTGCTATGAAGACTCCAGCACTTTCTAATAGCTTCTTAGTCCTTTTGACATTTTCCTTAATACGAGCCCACTCTTCCTTTTCCATCTCTGTTATGGTATCCCTAAGCTCTTTGGCCCTTAGAGGGTCAGATTTGCCTATCTTAGTGATCTCGTTTTCTAGCCTAGTTCTTCTGGCACTTTTTGGTAGCTTAGTCGGAACAGACAGGTATCTTCCAACTGTAGGTATCATTACAACAGTGATAGGTTTCTCATCCCAATTTTCATCTCCAACTAGACCAACTTCTACACCAAGACGCTCTTGTATCCTCTTGTGGGATTGGTAGAAGATTTCCTTAGCATGTGTGAAGAACAGGATGCGTTTTCCTTCTGGCAGTGCTGGGAGTAGGCACTTCATGATGCCACAAGCTACCTCCGTTTT